TCCTGACCCAGCGGACGTATCTGGCTTTACAGTTGGAAGGATTTTAACAATTACAAATTTGAGGTCAGACCAAAGCATTGTTTTAAATACAAGTGGCTCTTATTCAAATGCAAGACCATTAGGAATAAACAGTGCGGCTGAATCTTCTATTGCTGCCAAGCGATGGATAACCGTACAAAGCAACGGCACAAATTGGTATATTATTTCAACAGGAAGCGCATTGTAAATAACAAAAAAATAAACATGAAACAACTTCTTTCCCTTTTCCTTTTCCTTTTGCCTTGCCTTGCATGGGCACAGTACCCGGGCAATGCAGGACAAAAGATAACACTTGGTGAACAAACGACGGCAGATGGGCTGGTGTATCGGGGCTTAGCGGCTGATACCACGCGCAAGCCTTCCGTGGATACCATGGCGTATATTTTACTTGATACAAATACGAATATCATTTGGCAATATAAAAAGGCGGTTAACAATGCTTGGACAAGAATTAATCTTAGACAATCTGATACAACTTCTTTTAATTACGTTAATACGTATGGAGCGCAAACAGTAAATGGTACTAAGACATTTAATAACAGACTTATTTCTACTAATGCAATGCACTTTGTTGACACGGCTTTATCAATTGTTAGCTTTGCCAAAAAAACAGTGCAGCCGAGTGGCATGGTAGGCGGTGGAACTGGGGTGCTTAGTACAAAAACAGATTATACAACAGGAACATCTCCATTTTCTCTAACCGTTGACCCAACAGGAAGATTTGTTTATGTGGCAAATCAAACTACTAACAATGTATCCATGTTTGTTATAAATCAAACAAATGGTACATTAAGTACAAAAACAGATTTTACGACAGGAACAGACCCTCGTAGCGTAAGTGTTGACCCAACAGGTAGATTTGTTTATGTTGCAAATCGTATTAGTAATACTGTATCCATGTTTGTTATAAATCAATCGGATGGTACTTTAAGCGCAAAAACAGATTATAACACAGGAACAGAACCATTTTCCGTAAACGTTGACCCAACAGGAAGATTTGTTTATGTTGCAAATCGTATTAGTAATACTGTATCCATGTTTGTTATAAATCAAACAAATGGTACATTAAGTACAAAAACAGATTTTACGACAGGAACAGACCCTCGTAGCGTAAGTGTTGACCCAACAGGTAGATTTGTTTATGTTGCAAATCGTATTAGTAATACTGTATCCATGTTTGTTATAAATCAATCGAATGGTACTTTAAGCGCAAAAACAGATTATAACACAAATACAGACCCACGTTACTTAACTGTTGACCCAACAGGAAGATTTGTTTATGTAGTAAACATTAATCCAAGTACTGTATCCATGTATGTTATAAATCAAACTGATGGTACATTAAGTACAAAAACAGATTTTACAACAGGAGCATCTCCAATTTCCGTAAACGTTGACCCAACAGGAAGATTTGTTTATGTTGCAAATAATGGTTCAAATACTGTATCAATGTTTGTTATAAATCAAACTAATGGTACATTAAACACAAAAACAGATTTTACAACAGGAACACAACCACATAGTGTAAATGTTGACCCAACAGGTAGATTTGTTTATGTTGCAAATAATGTTAGTAATAATGTATCTCAATATTTTATGCAATCTTTTAGCGCAGGCGGTGCCTACATTGCAGGCCGTTTATCTGTTGGTGTGGATTCAGCTCAAACAAATTACAGGGTAAATATTGGCACAACTTTTAAACAAGACAGCCTCTTTGTCGGTGGCAGAGTTACAGCAGTTGGTTACACAACAAGGTCAGACATTGACGCAAAGGAAAATATAACTCCTATAAATTATGGCATAAACGAGGTTATGCAATTTGAACCAGTTGCATATAACTATTTAAACGAAGAAAATAAATCACTTGGTTTTATTGCTCAAGACATTGGGCTTATTATTCCCGAAGCCATTTCGTGGGAAACACCTTTCTCCGTTTATTATCAATATTTAATCCCTATTTTAACAAAAGCTATTCAGGAGCAACAAGGTTTTATAAAATCATTGCAACAAAGATTATTAATTCTTGAAAACAAATAACATGAAAAAAATACTTTTCTTTATTTTTCTTCCTTTGTTTGCCTATTCGCAAGAAGTTATAACCGACACGGTTTACATTGAAAAGCAAGGCAATTTATATTATATTGTTAGTATTACTACTTTTAGTGATAGCACAGGAAATATAAATAAACAATTACTTGGTGATTCTTTACAAGCATTGCAGACATTTGTTTATGATGCTGAAAAGCAGGTCAATGCCATTGCTATTTATGCAGCCAAAATAATAACAGGCGGCAAGTACAAAAAAAGAGTGCAATATTTTAGCAACCTTCACCAACAGGTAAGCGGTAAAAGTATTTATGTTTCAACGGCTAAACGAGATTCTATAAACATGGTTGGAAATTGGACATTGGTATTTAATGGGGAAAATATTCTGGGTGAAATACAGTTAAACAATGCCAACAGATTTATTTTTAATCCTGATAACGGCAAGGTGTATTCCATTTCAACAAACCTATTACTCTCCACATTTACCAACCAAATTTCATTTGCCTTTAACGGTGTGCGCTATGATTTATACAAGTTTGCAAATGGTAAATTTGCAACCGTGGATAATGATGTTAGGCTAATAAAAAAGGAATAATGAAAACAACCTTAATAAACTTTTTGCACCTTGGATGGGAAAAGATAACATACGCGATTTGTTGCGGCTGGATATTTTCCTTCTTCATACCGATTAAAGGATTCTTGATTTTCACGGTTTTCGTTGTTTTCGCTGACATGGCAACGGGTATCATTGCGGCAAAGAAGGAAGGGCAAAAGATAAATAGCAAAGGACTTTACCGCACAATAGAAAAAATAGTGGTGTATTTTTGTGCCATTCTTATATTCGAGGGTGCAAGGAATACGTTTTCCCTGCCATTCAATATAACATATATGGCAGCGTTTTTAATCGCAACGGTGGAATTGTATTCTATTTCTGAAAATATCAAACGCATCACAGGTGTAAACTTGGGCGTATTAATAACTCGTTTTTTTAATCGTTAAAATAATAATCATGCAGACTAATTTAAAAGAGGCATTGAAAAATGCAGATGGAATAAAGTCACCGATGGGTGACGTGGCTTGTTACTCGATGAACTTTGCTGAGCTTGCAAGTGAAATAAATGTACACTTGGAAGGTAACAAAGTGAAATTCACTTGGCGCGAATACGTTCAACTTGCTCAAATAATTTGGGATAAGATTAAAGAAACAAGCCGCGAGTGCGCTGGCAAAGAAATTGAGGTGAAAGTTCCACCAAAATTATCTTTGATAACGGCAGCTTTTGCCCTTATCGGATTCAAGTTATAGGCGCAGCAAGAATCGCTACCTTATGCGTTTTACGGGGCGGTGCATTGACTTGCATCGCCCTTAAAAATATCAAAATATGAAAGCATCTAAATTTTGTATATTCATCGACGCAGGTCATGGAGGAATTGACGCAAAGAAAAAATTACCTTACAATTATACCACGTATCCTTCCAAGTGCGCTCAGCATAACAATGCAAAGTTCCACGGTTACGGGTGGTTCTTTGAAGGCGTGTTCAACCGAGACGTTGCGGCAAAGATTGAGCAGTATTTAATTGATTGGGGTTTTCCCGTGGTTCGCGTTTACGATCCTGTCTTGGATTTAACTTTGGCAAAGCGCGTGGCAAAGGCAAATATCAACGCCAAAAATTACGAAGATTCGTTATACCTAAGCATCCACGGCAACGCGGCGGCTTCGCCCAATGCAAGGGGTTTTGAGGTGTTCACGAGTAAAGGGAAAACAAGGTCTGATATTTACGCGGAATTTCTTTTTAACGAGGTTCAGGAGGCTTTCCCAAAATGGGTTTATCGCATGGATACCACGGACGGCGATAAGGACAAAGAAGAAAGTTTCTTTGTTATTACCCAAACAAATATGCCAGCGGTACTCAGCGAAAATGGATTCTTTACAAATTACCACGATGCTTTAATGATGTTTGACCCAGTTTTTCAAAATACGTTGGCTTTGTCTCATGCAAGGGCGGTCGTGGATTATGCGAAAACGCAAGGGGTAATCTTTTAAATAAAAAAGGGCTGGTTCAAATGCCAGCCCTGATATACACATCAACAATTAACAAATTAGTAATCAATCAATTATAAGTTTTATAAGCCTTGCGGCTGATTCTTTTAAAGTATCTGTTTCCTTTGAATGATAAAGTTGATAACAAATGCTTACCATTCTTTCTTTATTCATTGATTGATAGGTGGGCATCGTCTCAGGAATCAAAGGATTCAAGTAAAAATTTATTACCGATTGTTTGCTATTTACCGTATCGGCAAATCTTATAGGAGCTGGGCGCGCGTTGAAACATCTTTGCGCTTCCTTCCATTGTTCGGAGGTTAATCCGTCTGTTAATTCGTTATTTTTCATCTTTTAATATAATTTTTTGCCATAAGCGCAAGGAAAAAAGCGTCGATTTCGTCTTGACTTATTTTGACTGGTTTAAAATCTGGTTCAAATTTCAGTCGCTCACTTGCGACCACACGCATAAACACGTCTTTATTAAACTTTTTCCCCTTTGCCTCAGGTGAAATATTGTACGCCTCAATGTCATGTTTCTTTATCCATTCATAAGCAATTCGCGAAGCGGCTTGGTTCATGCCAACATTTCGGGACAAACGGGAAAGAATCGCGCGGTTTGTTGAATTATTAAAAGTCAGATTCTGTAGGCTTGAATCTTCCACGAGAACAATGGGATTTTCGTATGCCACCCATGTTATAATGTCGCCAATAAAATCGACAAACCTTTTATACTTTTTAAAAATCATGGTGCGGTCTGCAATAATGCAAACCGCCATGCCGCTTAATCTTAACGCTGGGTCAACCCCTATTAATGTCCTCAAAGTGTTATTGTTTTAAATGAAGATACAAAGTTTTTTGCCGTTGTTCCCGTGGTTTCATTGTTTTCTTTTGCCTCAACCTTTACGCGTGGTTTCCTTTTGCGCTTTGGCTTTGGCTCAGGTGCGTTGATTCCGTATGCTTCCACACCCTTGTCAACAAAGTTGATTTCAAGCAAATAACCGAAAACAACAATGGTTCCAACGAAAAGAAACATGGTGATAAATTCGCCGCCTTCGTACTTTTCCTGCAACCCAAAGAAGATTTCAACCAAGGCGACAAGCGTCGCGCCCAGGGCAATCTTCGGAGGGTAAGTGCTACGACCTTTCGTTGGATTCAAGAAGTCCATGAAAACAACGGCAAAGCGTCCGAGTTGCAAGATACTGGCGGCAATGATCGCAAGCCAAAAGTCAATCGGTAGAAAAATGGCGGTTAGGTATGCGTTAATGCCATACGTTAAAACGATTGTTAAAAGCATGATGGTTGGAATGTTATCTGAGATTGACTCAAATGTCCATTTGAACTGGGTATTTGTAAAATTCTTTTCCATTTTAGTCTTGTTTATTTGATAAACCTAAATGCTTTGCACCATCCAACCAGCCTTGATTATAAGCCTTTTTAATTTCTTCTTCATACAATTTAATTGCATGTTTCAAAGAATCAATCTGATAATCCAAATTAATAACATTATTTCTTGTACGTCTGTGAAAATATTGTAAAGACGTTTCTTTTTTCTTTTGATTTTCCATTTGTTTTTTTGTTTTTGTTGTGTGTAAAAAATAAGGGCAGCTGGGGACGCTGCCCTGTGAGGTGGCTATTTATTTTCTTTTGTTTAATTCCATTACGCAATAATGTATTTCGTCCTGATAATAACCATTTTTTGGATTA